AACTGTGATACCTTGAATACCGACACCCACAAAGGATGCAGCGGATTCCATCGTATCCCAGTAAGCTCCACCCAGCGTTACTAGACTATCAATGTAGTTGGCTAGAGGCTGCTTGTACGGCGTATAAGTGGTATCGCCTGCCGTGTCTAAGCGTCCGAAGTAGTTGAGCGCTTCTGCCGAGAATGCAGGAAGTGGATAAACGTATGGATTGATGATCATATTAACGGTTGCCGATGAGAGTGACTTTGAGGCCGGTGCCTGCGATGGTGCTGCCGATCTGATCGATATCGATACTGATCTCTGCATCGTCGCCGATGGTCGAGTCGGAGATGACTGGTGGCGTGGCCGCAGTGGTCGAGGTAGTCTCGCCCACATCGATCGAGATCACCGTGGAGAGCACCGAGACGCCACCCTCGTTGATATCGACTTGCAGTGGCGCGCCAGTGGCTGCGGTGGTGAGTGAGGCTCGCACCCCAGTCAGGGTGAATGCCTGTGGTGCGCGGAAGGTTACCTTGCCAGTGCCGGTGGTCAGATCAGTGATCTCATCTGAGGCTGCGACTTGGATCTCGATCGGAATGAGTACAGAGCCATCGCGGGTGCCGAGCATGGAAACGACCAGGCCCGTGCCTGCCACGCTGCTGCCGATGGTATCGATATCGATGGTGATCTCTGCATCGTCGGCTATGACGGTGGTGGTAATGACGGGCGGCGTGGCTGCGGTGGTTGAGCTAGTCTCACCTGCGTCGATGGTCAGCTTGGTGGTGTTCATCAATGACGCGCCGTTTTGATTGACGTCTACAGTAATAACCGAGCCAGTCGGCGCGGTATTGACCGAGGCGCGCAGGCCAGTGAGCGTGAAAGCTTCTGGCGTGCGGAAGGTCAGCTTGGTGGTGCCAGTGGTAAGGTCCGTGGTCTGATCAGATGCGGCTGCCTGTATCTCGATCGGTATGGTGGCAGATGCGGGCGTGGCCCATTTCATGCCCGTGGCTTCTGCGCTATCAGCAGTGAGTACTTGATCGTTAGTGCCGACAGCTAAGCGCACGGCGGTATCTGAGCCAGTGCCTCCGGCTAGGTCGCCCTTGGCATCCCAGATCACGTCCGTAGCTACATCGCCTGTGCCGCCAGTCGGCGCCGCCCACTTCATGCCTGTGGCCTCAGCGCTATCGGCGGTGAGTACCTGCGTATCGGTGCCGATGGGTAGGCGCGCTGCGGTATCGGCACCTGTGCCGCCTGCCAGATCGCCTTTGGCATCCCAGATGGCATCGTTTGCAACGTCGCCACTATTACCGTCGGTGATGTTATAGCCAGCCAAGGTAGTCGGTGAGTCGGGACTGACCACCGCATTGGTATCGGTATCGATATATAAAGGGATTTCACTCATAATTGGACCTTCCAGATTTTCTCATTGGTGGTGGCAGCGTAGTCGATCGGGCGCACGATGCCGCCGGCTGGATCGCTCGCGTCGGTGCCTGCCTTGAGCGCCCAGATCTTGCCTGGCACCGTAGCGCCAACGGTGACGCCAGTGAGCACGGTATAGTCGGCGGATAGGCTGAGCGTCGGGATAAAGTCGAGATCGGTCAAGGTGCCACCGACTAAGATAGTAATGTCGAGACGCTCGTTGACCACATCGTCGGCGGTCACGAAGTCTGGATAAGAGATGCCTGAGAGTGCTTGCACGCTGAAGGCTGATGGCTCCAGTAAGACCGGGCCGCGTGCGACGACATCGACGTCGGCAGTCGGGCTGACTAGCTCGATCGAGTAGTTGGCGCTGATCGCCTCGATGGCGACTGCGCGTAGGAAGTTGGAATTATTGGCATCCAGCGTTACCGTCCAGCCATCGGTGATGGCCACGCCAGTATTGGTAAAGATCAGCGGATCGGATTTGAGTTGGATGAGCTGCTCTTCGCGGTTGCTGCCATCGCCTTCGACCACGGGTAGGATCGACGCCGCAGAGGGCGGTTGGATGCCTGCTGCGCTGACGGTCAAAGCAACCTGCGCGCCGACGGTATCCCACAGGATGCTGTAGGTGCCATTGATAAACTTAGAGACGGTGACGGTATCGCCACCTGGGCCAGTGTTGGTGTTGAGCGCATTGAGCGCCGTCTCGACCTCCTCGGCAGTGGCATCCCAATCGAGCGCGGTAGTCGTCTCGCTGGCATCGCTGATGGTAAAGTCGCCGCTCTGTGGCTTGTCGTTGTCCAGGGTAATGGCGAGGCGCGGGATGTAGCCGGCTGCGCCTGAGCGCGTATCGTAGCCATTGGAATCATCGACCAAGTAGAGATCGGCAGTGACCGTCTCGCCGAAGACCAGCTTCGGGAACGACTTAGGCGTGTAGGGTTGCGACACGCCTGCGACCAGCGCGGCGTGCAAATTACTGCGCGCAGTTTGTACTGTTAAAGATTGTGCCATTTACAATGGCCTGCCGTGTCAAGCTAGGCGGTGCCGAAGTCCAGCTCTGGCCATTCAGGTGGCGCTGGAATTATTACCCTGTTTGGCTCAAATAAACTTTGAGTTAGATCAGAATCTTCATAGTAAAAATAGAAAACTGCGGTCTGCGAATACTCCAGCCGAGATAGCATTGGCGGCATCGGATCTTCTAGAGTCACAACGGCGCCAGTCGTTATAGTCATCTGCTCTTCATATAATGGCTCAAAGATAACTGTCACATCCATTTCATCAGTCGGGATATCTGCATAGGTGACATCTGCCAATATCGCATTACAGAATGGATACTTGATCGCTCGTAGAGTCTTTTCCCTATCGTAGCCAGCGCGCACCAACACGTTAGCAAGATCAACTCTGGCGCGTTTACTCATCGAGCGGTTACTCTTCGCGCAACGATCTCCCAGATGTTGCCCTTCCATCGACGCGCGATCTCATCTTCTGCTGCAATAAATGTGCCACGATACACCATGCCGTTATACATATCAAGTGTTGGGTAGGTTGCTGTTGTTATGCTTTCGACCACAGTTACAGAGGCCGAGAGATGTGGTGCGAGTATAACTTGAAACGCTGTGCTTAGTTTTTCGTCGTTAATGTTATCTGTCTTTATATATCGGTAGTCGAGGATTGAAGAGGCATTGACTGGTGTAGCGGCAGCTCGGCCCTCCAGTGTAATTCGCTGAATAAACCAAGTTACACCGCCACCGGCTCCCGGAAAAGCCCAAGTCGCAGGATCGAATCCTTCATAACCTTCTACATAACCTTTTATATCAAAGTTAGCTCCGTTTACTACCTTTGAATAAACAACCAGCCGTGGTCCAAATGTTAATAAAGTAGCCGAGCCATATGGAGTGGCTTGAAACCATTGCCTCCCGTAACTATTGGAAGCAAGTGTGAATTTATCTCCGACGCCTAGCATTAATGCATTGGATGCGCTTGTTGTAAAAGCTACTTCTGGCCTTCCGCTGACTAGACTTCTTACTACGCCAGTTCCACCAGCTACGGTAAACTCAGAGTTGATTGTCGTGCTTCCGTTACCTGGGAAAGCGAAAGCATAAACCCCAGCGCCCTCTGATCTGCCTAGCGGTATGTTTGCAAAAGTACGGATAAAAACAATCATCCCACCATCGCCAGGTTCTGGAATCGAATCTTCCACCCAGAAAGCATTTGCATCGTCTGGAAAAGGCGAGTTTGTCGGCTTTTCGTCGGCAGCCGTCATGGTATCGTTATCAGAAAGCGGCGTATAGTTAAGCGCCTTAACCTCCATGAAGTGATTATAAACTTTGGTTGTACTATCGCCGCTTGCTTTGAACGGGTAGTTCAGCCAAGCACCGGTACATGTTGGTGCTGTGAGTGTGGCTCCTGCTGGAAGTGTCATAATATTACGATGTTAGTGCTGAGTCTAATTTTGCCAAAGTCTTGTTGATTGTCTCAAGTTGTTCGGTCTGCTTCTTGGATTCCTCTTCGATTGGCTCACGACCAGACAAAGGATCATTACCAGCTAGATTCAATCCAGCCGCAGCCTCTCTAGCGTTAAATCTTTGGTTGGTTGCTTCACGCCTAGCACGCTCGCCAGCTCCTGCCTCGCGGGCCACTTCTAGTGTCCTGGCCCGGCGCGCGTCTGATTCTGCTTTACGGTCGGCACTTTCTTTTGCGCGCATTTCTCTGCCAGTCGTAATCCCGCTTTTGTTTACGTCTGCGGCATCGAATGATTGTGCTTTTGTTTTGGTCTTGCCAGCAAGTCTTGCTTTGGCGCCTTCTGCACCTGTGCCTGTTGGTGTGATTGCAGTTTTATTAATTTCTTTGGCCGCATCTTTGGTGTCGTCAACCATGCCACCTGTCATATCTGACCATGCTTTGCTAATATTATCTGCGCGCTTTTCTAGTGAGTCACCTAAGACCTCCATCGCTGCTTCTCCATCTGATTTTAATTCATCGAATGCTGCACCGATTTCGTCTGGGATGGCCTTGATTGCATCAATAGAATCTCCTGCTGCTTCTTTTGCAGCAATCAGTGATTTTCTAGCCCCAGCAAAGTCTCTATCTGCAAATTGTCCGGCTGCTTTAATTGCAAATCCTAGAGCATTGAATTGCTTAATCGCTGGTGCCACGACTGCACTGATTACCTTTCCGAGTGCTTGACCAAATGACAGTGCGTTTGATGCTGCAACTCCTACCATGTCGCCAATAAAGCCGAAGCCGTTACTCAGCATCTGAAAGGCTGGAATAACTTTAGTTAATACTTCGGCAGCCAGGACAGTCATTTGTCGTTTAAAGCTTTCAATTTCATCAGCAGCTGCGTCCATCTTGGCGACGGTCTCTGGTCCCATTATTTCGTTTGCTCTCTCAGCTGCGGCTTCAAGTCCACCATAGCCCTCTGGCCCGGCTAGGTTTTGTAGAACTTCCTGCAACGCTGGGCCTGCTTTCTCACCAAGGATACGAGACACTGCATTGTATGCGGCAGCCTTGTCGGTCGCTTTTGATTGAGCGATTGCAATGGCTTCTAATTTTTCCTCCGTTTTTAACTTCTTAAATTCGTTTACATTGATGCCTAATTGCACAAATGCATCGCCGTATGATTTATTGCCTTTGATCGCTTCTTCCGTCCTAAGCTGCACGTTGCGCAATGCTCGCGCCATAATTTCAGTGCTGACTCCAGCCTCGCGTGCGGCAAAGTCGAGGACCTGCAATTCGGTTGTGCCGATGTTCAGCTGCACCGCCATGTCTGATATCTTGCTGCCGAGATCAATGGCAGAGCGTGCCAGCATACCCAGACCAGCAGCACCTGCGATCGCGCCAAACTTCTTAATCGCATTCGAGGCAAATTTATTAATGCCCTTCTGCGACTTCGCTAAGCCACGCTGAAACTTGGTGGTGTTCAGACTGATTTCTGATTTGATTTCTGTCTTAGCCATGTGCTTTTAAAAATTGGGATTTTGCTGCTCTGAGTTGTTTCGGCTCGGCGTACTTGGCGCCGTTGCGGATGCGCTGCGCGCGGCAGCATTGAAAGACGATGCGCAGGTCGATGTCGGCCACGTCTTGCGGGTCGATGCCGTAGGCTGCGCCATACTCGTCGCAGATGGCTGCGATCGATGGGATGGCTGGCAGCCTGTTCTGCTTAGAGTGGCCACCAAAGGATGTCTCCGCTGGCGTCTCTTCAAAGCCAATAGTCAGGTGCGCATAGACCCCGGCGATCAACTCGTCCACTGCGGTGACTTTGGCGATGCGCTTGACGAAGTCTGAGCTGTCTGCGCTCGGCATAAACTCTGGCATGTGCCGCCAGATGTAGGCAGCCACATCGCCCTCGATCGGATTGTCGCCACTGATAAAGGCATTGCCGGCCAATTCCAGATCCACCATCGATCGAAAGCACAACGGCGCCACGGTAAACTCGCCAATGCGCACACCCACAGCAGACGCCCAAGGTGATAGGCGCAAGCGCTCGACTGACTTTCTGACTGCTGCGTAATTACTCGCCGCCGTCGCTGTTGCTGTTTGCTTCGGTAGGCTCATGTTTCGCGGTTTTCTTAGTCTTCGGCTTTGCCTTAGTCTTGTGCGCTTTATTGCGCGCAATCAGATCGTCTGCCAGGCATTCGGCGACTTCTGCGGTCGAGCCGATGGCCCTTATCTGGCCACCGATTCGATATGCAGCCGTCAGCGTAATGTTGATGAGGTCAGACATCTTAAGCAGGGACGCGAGAGACTACGAGCACGCCAACTTCAAACACGTCTGCCTCGTCCTTGGAGCGGGCGGCCTTAACGTTTAGAATGCGCAGAGTAGTAGTAGCGCCACTGTCGTCGTAGTCGTGCGTGAACTCGGTGCCGGCAGTTGGAAAGGCGGTGCTGGTGAGTGCCTTCTGGAGCGTCATGCTGCCCTCGATCGGATCACTGGAAGCGCGTGTTTGCTGCTCGGCCCAGTCGCCATATTCGTCGGTACGGTTGATGCCGCGAGTAGTTTCTGAATCGATGTCGATTGAGTCTGCAATATAGGTGACTGCGTTGATAGTAACAATGTCGAGTCCCTGCGGGAAATTAGCGGGTGCTGTTGATGGAAGTGCCATAATGAATTAGTGATTTTTGGTGGGTTCACTATGGCTCCGCGTGTCAAGCGATGCGGAACTGGATCGAGTATGACAGCGCCGTCATACGCTGCTGATCTTCGTGGCTGCGCTCGGTGCCAGTGGGAATGATCTGCGTGGGTGATAGCTCCCCTGGCCAATGCTTAGCGAGCAACGCGGCATCGATCTCTTCGAGGGTCTTGCGGACCGTGGCCACCAGCTGCGAGTGGCGACTCCTGAATGCTGGGATGGTCGATGCAGTGACTGCTGGTGCCGGTGCATCGCCAATCACAAGCCAGCCAGACTCTGGTGGCGTAGCATCACCATTTGGGACGAAGTACAGGATGGTGGCTGGATCTTCATCAATCGCAGTCGAGGTGATATACCAGAAGAGATTTGTTAAAGACCAGATATTGTACAGCGCGGTGGTGCCATCGGTATCGTACTGAGTATAGGCTGCCTTACCATTCTCGCTGTTGCCATTGCGCACATAGACTCCGTTGGTGGCAGCGGTGCCTGCGCCTGCGACATTGTACTCGTCGCGCGTGGGTGCGGTGATGGTCTGATCAGAGCTGGCCAAGGGTGTTTGCACCTCGATCGATACAGAGCCGCTGTAGTGATCGTACACGCCGCTGTTGTTCTGGTGCCGGTCGCTGATCGGCGCACCGGCATCGATCTCCAGAGTGACGAACTCATCATGCAAATCGCCCTGGGCATAGTCGTCTGCGATGCGCAGCTCGATGTTGGCTGTGGCCAGTAGGGTCTTGAAGCCCTGCTCTAGCCCGCTCTCGAAGTCGTAGTAAGTTAAATCCATAATTAGCGTGTTTTAAATCCTGCTTTTTTTGCGTCAGCGCGGACCATCTGCTCTAAACGTTTGACCATTGCTACCATGCGGAAGCGCTCGACTGCTTTGAGGCGCCGTATAACTACATCGAGGCCCTTGGCTTTTGCGGTAAAGGTAACGCGCGCCGGGTTCTTAGTCATCTTGACCGGTGTGTTGACCTTGCTGAAATGCTTTGAGATCCACGTGGGTGCCTTGCCTCTGCCGAGTCGAAGCGCAGCCAGTGCGAAAGATGCTTTAGCGATACCGACATTATTCATCGCCCGTTTAAGGCCAGCATTCACATCTGCATTCTTTAACATCACAATCGGCTGAGTGCCGCGATTGACGCGGCCTCGGTTATTGCGCTGCGAGTTCCTTAATTTATCACTGTAATCTCTGACCCGCAAATTGTGCTTCACAGACTTTTTCATGTGCTCCAACCGTTGTTGGATATAGGCCGTGTCGCCGCTACGAATGGCTTTTTTCATTCTCTTATCAGTCCACTGTTTGACTGTACCCATTCGTTTGACCGCTGAATAGAAACCAGCGCGAACTGCTTTTTTACCAATACCCATTGCGCCACCCGTAGTGTAGGTTGGCTTGCCACTCATTGCTGGAAACGATTTGAATGGTGGTGTGATCTTGGCTAGTAGCTGCGCCGTAAGACCAGCCTGCTCGCGCACCACCTTGTTCTCGTCCAGCTTCAGCTGCTTCACTAGCTTCTTGGCCTTCGCTTTAAACAGGGTCGAATCTACTGTGAAGTTCTTAGCCATCTTGTTTGTGCAGTAGGATCTCCCAGGTAGCTGCATCGACTGATTCGATGCCGGTGATGATGTAGCGTGACTGGTCGCTCTTGGTGATCGCTTCGTTGATCATCGGTGGCGCACCTTTTAAAAATAATGATTTTGCGACGCTCATGGCGTTGGTCGTGTTGACCTCATAGCCTTGCAGCTTATCAAAGTCGGTCGGTGCATCATCGCCGCGAAAGACCGCGCGAAACACACCGATGTGATTGCTCATAGTAAATGACTCGCCCGCGAAGCTTTCGGCCTCGGCAAATCCTGTGATCATTTCGTCGTCTAGGCTCATAGTAAACAAATGCGGCCCGCCCGATATTGAGCGAGCCGCGTGGGTTTGTTGGGATGGGGGAATATTACTTCTTTGCCTTCTTCGCTTTTGGAGCTGGCTGGCCGACAATCTTCTTCTGCTTGTCGGTGTGACCCTTGCGAATGTAAACGATCTCGCCTGGCTCTTCGCATGCCTTGTAAGCGTCTAAGCACTTACCAGCATCCTCTGAGCATTCCAAAACCTTAACGACGCCCTTTGCAGAGCGGTGTATTGTGACTGATGGTTTTAACATAATCTTTTAAATTTGAGGTTTAAAAAGCGGACCGCCGACCGGGTTCTCCCAATCCTAAAACGATCCGCTTAAAATTAAACTTACGCGGATGTGATACGGTGTCCGGCTGTACCCACACCGACCGATGCGCCGAAGAGCACATTGACGTTGTAGTAGAGTGTGCCGTCTGCGCTGTACCATTTGCGCCATTGGACTGGAAGCCCAAGACCCGGGATGATGACAGTCTCGACATCGACGCCAGCCGCAGCAGTCATCTCATCGGCTACCACTGTACGGGCTGCCATGATCAGAGCTGACTTTTGGAAGGCGAATGCTCCGAGGCTTTCACCATTTGCATCTGCAAGGGATGTCTCGTAGCTATCGAAGTTGGCAACGCGAGGAACCATCGCTTCGGCTTTGTCAGCTGTGATGCCTGGGATCTCAGCACTGTTCAGGCTCTTCACTAATCCAGCATAGTATGAAGGATTGCAGAACACTGAGCGCCCTGTCTTGAGTGCCTTAGCAGTAGTGAGGATCGCATTGAAGTCGGCCAAGTCGTCGCGATCAAAGTTCGCAGCGGTGATGACTTCGGTGGATGCGAAGTTGGCATTGACTACCAAGTCCCAGATGTAGCCGAATACGGCTTCACCAACGGCTTCGAGTGCTGGCTCAACGAACAAGCGGTTCAAGTCGATTTCAGACTTGGAGCGCTCCAGGTCAGTGAATCCATAAGTGAATCCCTTGAACTGATTGAGTGTAACAGTCTTAGCGACCATCACGACATCGGATGAGTTGGTTTGGTAACCAGTTGTCATATCGCCCGCAGTGACGTTAGTCGGAATGCGAGTAGTGATTGACTCGCCAGACTGAGAGATATCAGTGGAGAAGTCAGTGGATAGTGCGTTCAATGGAGCGAACAAGTCGGTCAGAGCCGGCAAGCTTTCCATTGCTACTTTGGCGAGATTTACGCCTGCAATTGTATTAGCCATGTGATGTGTTTGTTATTGGGTGCTTATTGACCGATCACAGATTTGTGTTCGGCATAAAATTCTTGAGCGCCTTTGAAGTCGCGGCCCTTTTTAAGATCGTTATATGACTTCCAGAACTCGTCTTCTGACATCGCTTTGGAGGTATCGTCTTCGATGACATCCTCGACGGGCGGTGTGCCTGATTCGGCGAGTAGCTCTGCGGCCCGATCGCTGACAGCCTGGGCAGTCAACTCGGTGGCCACGACTAGCTCGTTGGCATGCTCAGTCTTGAGCTGCTCGAGTGCTTCGATCGCATCGCTGTTGGCTTTCTCGGCGATCAGCACGTTCTCAAGTGCGATCTCAATATCGCTCTCGAACTGCTTGATGGTCGCCGCTGCGGTCTCAAGTTGGCGTGCCTGGCACTCGATCTTGATGCCGTCGATCTTGGCTTGTGGGATGGCGCTGAACTCTTTGAGAGATTCCATGTCGCCAATCGATGCGGCTGCAAGGTTGGCCTCGCTGATCACATCGATGAAGCCTAGCTCCAGTGCCTCTTCGGCAGTGTAGTAAGTCTCGGCGGCCATTGCTGCATCAAGTTCCTCGGCGTTCAGTGAAGAGCGCGAGTAGCTGGTGCGGATGTTGGCTTCCATCTTATCGAGCAGATCAGCGTCTTTGCGTAGTTGCTCAGCGCCGCCCATGCTCATGGTCCAAGGGTTGTGGATCATCAGCAGCGCATTGGCTGCCATGTGGATCTCGTCGCCGGCCATTGCGATGACGGATGCCATCGATGCTGCGAGCGAGTCAACGTGTGTGACTACCTTGGCGCTGTGGCGCTTGAGTGCGTTGAAGATCGTGTTGCCTTCAACAATCGAGCCGCCGCCAGAGGCGATACGTAGATTGATAGTTTCGACATCGCCCAAGCCTTTCAGCTCGTCAATGAACTCGTTCGCTGAAATACCAAATCCGCCGATTGAATCGTAAATGGAGATTTCAGCCTCGGTGGACTGATTGCCCTCCGCGTCTGTTTTGCGGTCCATTGCGAACCATTTGTTTTGTGTAGTCATAAGTTATAGGTGGGTTGGTGTGTCAAGTTGCTGCGGATTCTTCGGCTTCTGTGCTGCCTGTTTCTGATTCGATGATTTCAATTTCTGCTTCAGATTCAGAGCCAGAGCGCAGTGTGATCGGACGTCGGTAGCCGCCATCAAACTCCCATGCACCAGCCACCTCTGGACCGATGACTGGCAGCCCTGCTTCTCTTCGGAATGCTTCCTCATCGCTCTTCTGTGGAGTCAATGAGCCTGCGCGGACGGCGACGCCGTAGGAGTCGAATTTGGCTTTGAGTGTGGCGAAGTCTAACTCACTGCTTGCAACCCTTGGTTCAGCATCTTCGCCTTCTTCCATTTCTTCGGCCTCTTCCATTTCTTTGTCTTCGCTTTCAAAAGGGATGTCGCCTGGCAGCAGCACGGTGCCTAGCTCGGCATCGGCTAGGCCATTGGCCTGCGCGATCAATTTGCGCTGCGCTAAGTATTCAGCCCGGCGCGTGGTAAACTCGATCGGGTCGTAGCCACGCTTGGCGAGGATGTCGTACTCAGAGGCCACGCCAGCGCGTAGGTCTTCGCGGTCGGCCTTGCGGGCGTTGCCATCGTCTACGGTGAACTCGCGTGGCTTGGTAAAGCTGCACTTGGTCCAGTCTTCTGGCAGAGTGTAGATGCCCTGCTTGGCGCGCTTGGCGATGATGTACAGCGCCATGCGTTTTCGGAAGCGGGCCAGACACTCGACTCGGTCATTGATCGAATCGTTGATGTCGCGCTGGAAGGCACGCACCCCTGCCCCGCCGACTGCGGAACTGTCGAGCATCTCGCGGCGCCACTCCATGCCGTAGAAGGCACCGGCTTCGATCTTGTCAGAGAACTTTAAGAAGCCATCACTGGGTCGATTGCTTTCGTGTGCTTCGAGGCTCGCGCTGTTTTTAAGGTAGCGGATGGTGCCGCCTGCAATCAGTTCGCTTTGAAAGGGTGCTTGGCTGGCGCCTGTCTGGCCGTTGATGATACTGGTGGCGGTGTCGCGCTTGCCGGTATCGTTGGACTCCTTGAGAGTCAGGGCCGCGTTGACCTTCTGGCCAATCTTCTCATAGTCGCGCACCTCTGCCAGATCATACCAATCGAGCATACCAGAGGCGATCGATGGTACGCCACGGCCCTGCGAGAACCAGTCTGGGTCGGTGATGTGGATCATGTCGCGCGCTGAAATGTCGCGGAATGATTCGCCGTCTTCGCTCATCACTCGGTATGCTACCTCTGCGCCAAACTCATTATAGATGATGCCGCTCTTGATCTTGAGGTTGCGATATTTGCCGCTTTGTACGCGCTCGGTGTTATCGTAGTAAGAGCAGCCGATGCGGTGCGCTTCGAGCCATTGCAAACGAGGGAATCCATCCTTTGTTTCGGTAAGCAATACGAAGGCATCGCCATCTACATCGAGTGACTTTGACTCGATCTTGATGTTACGGCGGAAAGAGTATTGAGAACCGCGAATGTCGATCAGCCCATCGATGGCATCCATGTCGGCCTCGACCGCTGCGACAAAGTCGGCGTCCTGTGAGTGCGACTGAAAACGCCAGGACTCGCCGTAGACTTTGCCGCTCTTCTGTTTGACTGCGCCGCTGACCGTGCTGTTGCTGGTATAGATAAAGCGGGCGTCGTTACGCAGTAGCAGGGTCTTGTGCCGGCTCATCAAGTCGAGCAGGTCGCCATTCATATCGCCTTGCGCATTGCGTTGCGCGCTGGTCGATGCGGTGGGATAGGCGCTATCATTGCCCCAGAAGGCGTAGATGGCGCGCTTAGCTGCCTTGGTGAAAGATTTAACAGGTTTAATAGCCATATTCAGTCTGTCGGGTAAAGCTGGCCACTGTTACGTTGGTGACTTCGCCATCGGTATCGATTAGATAGGCGAGCAGCTCGGCGTCTGTCATCTGACCGCCGGACGCGCCGCCGATCAGAATCATTCGCCAGGACTCTCGAACCATATACAGAAAATCTGCGCCCGACTGGCCGGCTGGTAGCTCATAGGTAAATGACTTACCCTGTACCGACGCCGACACTACATAGCGCCCGCCTTGCTCAGCAGTTGTATATTGATTGGCCGCCAGAGTCTCCAAGGCAGCGATTGTCGCCGCAGCCGTCTTGCCGACGTGGCACCATACTGAGAAAATAAAATCACGCATTAATAAGCGCGACCGTGTCAAGTAGGCTGACCGATTTACGGAACAGGAAAATTCGACCCCTCTGTTTTAGCGGGTTGACAAAACCTAGCTATGCATCGGCTTTCTCGTCGGCTGGCTTCTCACTGACGCCGACTAGGCCAGCCATTGCTGCGGCGACCAGCTGCATCTTCTCGCAGTCATAGAGGTGATCATTACGCGCGGTCTGCTTCCAGTCGTAGTAGACGCTGCCGTCCTTCGGATTGGTCTTGGCGATGCGCGCCCATGAGTTGAGCTGATTGAGATAGTTTATGCCGGCATTGTTAGAGTGCGTCCATAATCGCTTCGGCTCTGACATGCCACGCAGTGTGGCAAAGCGGCTGCGCGCCTCGTTCTCGGCATACCAGAACTGGATGCAATATTTCATCTTGCCGTCGCCATCGTTGGTGCCTTGCCAGGTATCCACCGGGATGGCCTCAGAGTACATCTTGCGCAGGCCATCTGGATGGCGGAACGGTTTGCAGTTCTGACCGCGCAGCACGATCCAGCCGTTCTTCGCGGCGATGCGCTGCACCTCGGTCGTATTGTAGTTACCATCAACGAATACGCCTGAGCCATCCATGCCATTCTGCAAGATGCCGTACTTCTCGCACATCTCGACAATGTGTAAATCGCTGAGCGCCTTGTGCGCTTCGATCAAGCGCGACTCGACGCCCTTGGACCAGGAACGGATGACATAGTAAAAGTGATCCTTTTGCACATCGATGGTGCAGAAGGTATAGTCGGCATCCTTCCATAACTCGCTGGATGGGTAGTCGCCCTCGCTGTCTTCTTCATCTGAGAGCACGATGAAGCGCGACACATCCCACGGCTCGGCCAGTCGCTTGCGCACGAAGTTCTCCAGCGCCTCAAGGTCGCCGCGATTCTTCGATGCCACTGCGTCGTGGTATTGGCAGGCCAAGTCATCCCACGGGAAGTGGGCCATCGCATTGTATTGGTAGAAGTCGATCTTCGGGTCGCCATTCGGATTCATCGAAACGTAGCGGCCAGACTGATTGCGCTCATGCTGGCTGGCTGGGTTGAACAGCATTTGACCGGCGCAGAGTTGGCACTCGTAGTAAACGCTGGCGCGGATCTGCGCATAGTCCGTTGACTGATCCTCATGCAGCACATCATCGCCGCTCGCAAACTTCATGCCGCCGGGCAACTGCTCGCCGTCCTTCTGCTTTGGCTGAGTCCAGATGTAAGGGATCAACTCGCCGCAGCAATCGCACGGCACATGCCACACCATCTGCGTCGATCGCTGCCAGAGCACATCGACCTCGCTGCCTGCGGTCTGCCCGGATGTCGGTAGGAACATGCGCCACGACCACGGATAGCTTGAGAGCCGATCCTTGATCTGACCGATCCAGCCTGTCTCATAGGCCCACGACTCATCCAGCGTGACCATTTCGATCGTCTTGGAATTACGATGTGCCAGGATGCGCGCACCGAGCAGCCGAATGAAGCCATACGGAAACTGCGTGTAGTAAGTGGTCTGCGCAAAGCGCTCGTCATTGATGATGCGCTTGATCGCGGGCGTGTTATTGATTAGCGGTGTAAACTTGTCGTCGCTAAACTCCTTGAGCGCTTCCTTGGTCAAGTCGTAGTGCGCCTGCCGGCTCGGCGTGGTCTGCGCGGTGTAGAGTTGCAGCAGCTGCGCGCACAGCGTCTTGATATGCTGAACCGATCCGATCAGACCGACCATGCCGCCGCGCATATTAGCCGATGACCGAAGCGGCGCTGACATCAGCGGATGCTTGGCCGCATCGAACTGGCCGTAGTCGAGCTGGATGTTGCGCTCGCACCATTCGACTGGGTCTGGCTGCGTGAGGTTGAGCAGATCCGTCATTTTAGCTTGCGGGTCCAGAGGCTCTCACTGTTGCCGAGATACTGCTCTGCCTCTAGCTTCACGCAATCGACCACCCAGCTAGGGATGTTTGGCGCGCCTGTTACGTTCGACACCTTGTCGAATCCACTGAATAGCCGGCCACCTGTTACGGCTGGCTTCAACGCATGATACAAATCGCCTGGATCATCGTAGCCGACCAGTTGCTCGCATATAGATGTCAGCACACCTTGCGTGCATGCGTTGCCAGCATAGAAAACCGCCCGCATGATCCGCTCCACCTCGGCCCTTGGCAGCACGGTGCCGTTGTCCAGTCCTAACTTTGCTGAGTGTGCCTCGGATTCACGTATCTGCTTCTCGATCTTTAGATAAGCATTTAGCGCGACCTTTTCCCTGCTTTCGTCGCTGTCAATTTTAGCGAGCTGCAACTCAGACAAATACTCATCGCGCAATTGCTCGGCAGTTTTAAATTCAATTTTAACAGGCTTAGCAGCTGGTTTACATTCGTCTGGATTATTAGCCTCAAACTCACGCCGCCACTTCATGGCACTACGGATTCCATTTTTGCGCATCCACATCCAGAACTCCTTGTCATTGTGAAAAGGCGCACCGGACTTCCGCCAGCGCACAATCGTCTGCCGGGTGATTCCGTATTCAGCAGCCTTTTCCTCATCAGACCTTTGCTCGCGATGCCCGAAGCTGCGACTTTCCTCATCATTGATTGTCCTGGACTCAGATGAGGTCAGCGGCTTGCCCGCCTTGACCTTCGCCATAATGTTGGCGAGGTTCTTCTTGCGGATTGCATCAAATGGAATTTTAGATGCCATTAATGAGATTCATCAAAGGTCTTGCCGGTTTCAGCATGAGTGGCCTTCTTGCCAGTGAAGTCCTGCCACCGCTTGACGATGACATCGCAATACTTTGGATCAAGTTCCATCATGTGGCACTTGCGGTTGGTCGTTTCTGCGCCAATTAGGGTTGAGCCACTTCCACCAAAAATATCTAAAATTAAATCTTCTTTTTCGCTGCTGGATTTTATAGCTCGCTCACACAGTTCTATTGGTTTTGGCGTTGCGTGTCCACCCTCACTTCCATCTCTCTGGTGTCTTTCAAATTCCCACACATTGTTAAAATTGTCGTGCGTGTTGTTAAAAAAAGCCCGTGTTGAATAATACTCGCGCTTAAGATCGTCATACTCGCGCTTAAAAGCATCAATATTATTATCAATACACCATTTTTTAAATGATTGATAAACTTCTAGTGTTGGCATCGTCCATTGACTTTTGCAAGTCCAATGATCTCTGGATAAATCAGAATGACCTGCAACCCTTTTCATTGCTGGAACATCCCAACCAGCTTTTAATCTTTGCTCAAGCAAATAATCTCTAATCGGTTCCCATCCCTCAAAATAATTGTCGGCATTATTATTAGACCCTTGCACGCCACACATAACAAATAAGCATTTTTCATCAGCTATCGCATAACTGCGCGTATTTTCTGAATTTTGCCCCTGTCCATGACCTTTTGCCCAAGTAATTAGATTTCTAAATGTTGCCTGTTGGCTTTTAATCATAGGCTTGATTATAGAACTGTAAATATCCATTAGCGGTTCATCAATACCCCAGCAATACCAAGAACCATTTTCTTTAATGGCGGAAAATGATATTGGTATCCATTGGCGATTAAACTCTAACAAATCGTCATAATTCAAATTATCATTTAATACCCCGTCTTTTTCTTTTTTCATACCATATGGTGGATCAGTAAAAACCATGTCGGCTTTCTTCCCATCCATTAGCTTTTCCACCGCATCAATGCTTGTGCTGTCACCGCACATCAGTCTGTGATCGCCCAGCAACCAGATGTCGCCCTCAATGGTCACAGGTTGCTCTGGGACCTCTGGCACCTCATCTTCATCCGTCAGCCCTTCGGTCGGCTCATCATTGAGTAGCGCATCAAGTTCGTCGGTGTTGAATCCCAACAGATCAATGTCGAAGTCTTCCTCTGATAGTCGAGCAATCTCAGCCGCCAGTGCTTCCTCATCCCACCCTGCGTTCATGGCTAACTTGTTATCTGCGATCACATAGGCCCGGCGCTGTGCGTCGCTCAAGTGCTTCAAGCAAATTGTCGGCACTTCTTTTAGCTGAAGTTTAGCGGCAGCGAGTACGCGACCATGCCCAGCAATGATTCCATTGGCCTCATCAATGAGGACTGGATTATTGAAACCAAATTCTTTAATCGATGCTGCGATTTGTCGGACTTGTTCGTCACTATGCGTCCGACTATTTCCAGCATAAGGAATTAAACTATCAGTATTGGTCAGTATTAGTTTCTGTATCATGATTTCAAAAAAGTGCATTCATTAAAAAACGACCCGAGGCGCTTAACCC